GTGTTAATTGTTTAATTCTAAATGAAGTGACCGCAGCTCCATCAACCTTATAGAAAACCAGGAATGAGGGTAAACCAGCCATATTAGCTAAAGCCTCAGTAGTGGTAGTTGCTTTAAAAGTTTGCCCGACATCGAATGCGGTTTCAGCAAGATAAAGCGGTTTTTTACATTTTAAACAAATACCGCAGGCATCAATATCAATCATGCCAAGCCGTTCTGGCAAAGATCTATGCCAAATTGAATACGCGGAAAACTTTACATCTTTAAAATAAATATCGCGCGCCACTACAGATCCCCATCCTTTCGCAGATCATTTAAAGGATCTTTAAAACTATCATTTTCTTTTTTAAGCTTATTAACTTCAAGCCGCAGCTTGCCATTTAACTTTTGGTGGTCTGCATTAATTATCTTAAAATTATCAAACTCTTCCTGGAGTCTATCAATATCCTTTTTAAGCTGCGCAATAGTCTGATCTTTAGTAGCTATTATCTCTTGGTATTTTTTTTCTTTATCATTATCCATAAATATATTCTCCATCACAGATAAGCATGGGATCCCCAAGATAAACTTCTTTTAATAAATCATTAGTTGGATGATCGATGTCGCAGCAGCCTGCATGTAAAGCTTTAGGATATTTATTAACGTACTTCATCCATACTTTACAAAAATCTTCATGTTGATTTGCTTTGACGTATTTAGGTGCAAGGGTCCAATACAATAATGAAAACAAAACTAAAAAAATAATTAATTTCATAGATCCTTTATTTCAATGACCCATGAACTAGGGATTGTTTCTACTGTTCCAATTTCAATAGATCCATCTTCATCAATACTCCAGGATCCGAATAATTGGATCTTTGTTTTTGTTTTATTAAAGAGCCTACCGATCGAATGACACTTAGCGGGTTCAAGTTTTTTTGCTTTGGAAATTGACATCCACTCAGAATTAGAAATCCAATCATGAGTAATAACATGAACCATTTTGTAATCATTTATTGTGCCTGTAAGTTTTTTTTTCTTACGCATAAAAACTAGCTGGCTTTACAGCTCCCTTAGTTTTATTTTTGATTAGATCCATGTATTTTGGTCTAGGAATCCTGTCGCCAATACACCACCTGCAAACTGTGCTTTCTGGAGATGTGCCTGATAAACCTAAAAATTTAGCTAATGCTTTATGTGAAAAACCTTTTTTTAATCTGAATTGTTCTAAGCTCATTATTTGCTTATAGGTATAATTGCTTATATGTCAAAATTAATACCTATATTAAATGTGCATAATACGGGATAAATAGGATATAAATTCAACCACAAATTACTTAAACAGTTATTAGTTGACAATATAATTGTTATTTAATAACTTGTTGACATTATGTCATTTAAAAATACAAAAGAATCCAATATAATAAACATTGATTCAAAGGGTAGCTCTGATGTTTCTATAGATCAGCATCACAAAAAAACTATGGCATTGTTAAAAGCATTATTAGATCGAAAAGGCTGGAATCAAAGACAGTTAGCTAAAGAATTACACAAAGATACTACAACAGTTAATCGTTGGGCAAAAAATTCAAGAGATATTAAATGGGATCAAGCAGAAGAGATTGCTAAAGTTATTGGCTGCCATCCTGTTGAAGTTTATATGCCACAAAAACACATGACTTTAAGATGGTTTGTAGATCAGAGTTATGAAGTAAAAACTTATTCTGATAAAGAACAAACTCAAATCCAAATACCTTTTGAGTATTATCACAAGAACGTAAGAGCTATTCAAATTAACGTACCTGGATCTCATGTTGATGGAGAAATTTATTTATTTGATATTCCGCAAACAAAAAAGTTTAGCAGCCAGGCAATAGGTAAATATTGTTATTGCACAGCATCTGAAAAATATAAAAAAAAGCATAAAGACGCTGTTGATGTTATTGGTATATTAAAAAGTAATGATGATTATTCATTGAGTGTATTACATCCTTTAACCTGGAAACCTGTAAATGATGCATGTAAAAGCTTTCAACCAGAGGATTTAGGTATCGCTACACCAGTAAAAGTTAAGTATAATCCACTGTATTTTGGTCAACAAATAAACGATTAAACCTCCAATATACACAAATATACCTATTTTGTATTGACAGTATTCCATATTTGTACATAAAAGAATCTATTGATTTGATTTTATGATTACAAAAGAAAAAGCTGTAGCAAAAGAAATTACAGATGATTTTTTAGACAACATTAAAGAGCTGCCTGCTTGGGTAGAGATCTACAAACTTAATCATTGGTCCCCTACTCAATTAAACTCAATGATATGTCTCTGGGCATATAAGTATTTATATTTATCACAAGAAGAACGTAGAGATCTTATAGGTAATGCAAAGATGTTTACGGGAACATGTCTTGGAGAAATGCTCAAACTTACATTTGGAAATTTTGAATGGGTTTATAAAAAAGGAGATGGTTTAATAAAAAAAGAAATACCACCACAAAGAAAAATTTTTGAAAAGATATTAGAATATGGAACGGAAAGTTGCGATGCTTTTAATTCTTATACACCAGTAGATGAAGAAGATAAAAAAGTTTACGAGATCTCAAGAGCTGGTTTAGCAAAGTCATATCAAACATTAAAAGATGCGATGAAAGAAATTGCCTTAACTGGAGAAACAGAATGTGAAAGATCTATTGCATTAAATTTAAAAAATGCAGCTCTGCCAGTGACGGGTAGAATAGATATAGAAAACGATAATGCGTTTGTAGAATTTAAAACCAAACACAGAAAAAAGAATAGACCCAAAAAAGATGGAACCAGTACCTACTCACTGCCAAATATTAAAAAAGGTTATATGGGTTGGTCCGATCATATCTTGCAAGTAGCTACATACTATTTTGCATGTAATGAAAAAAAGAAACCACACTTACTCGTAATGAATGAGGAGAACTATAATATTTTTACTCCAGATAATTGCGATGATTTAAAACCAGAAAACTTAAAACTTTATTTAAGTAAGATGGATAGAATTGCTCATGAAAGAGAAATGATTATGGAAAGACACGCAGGTAAATCTACCTGGGTAGAAGAGATCTCTCCAGACTTTACCCACTTCTTTTGGAAAAGCATGGGAGAGCATTTGGATATAGCAAAAAAATTATGGGGTTTAAATTAATGAAAAAAATAAAAAGTAAAGGAGTTGTATGGCATATCTATCATACCATACTGGCTATAGAGCTTGCGATAGTAGCTACTGTAGAAGTAATAGAATTGGTAATGAGTTTATGAAGAATCCAGAAGTATTAAATATGCAGCAGATTCTTTTAAAAAAATTCGCAAGAAAGAAAAAAGCTAGTTTAAAGAATCTTTGTCTATTGCTAGTAATTTTCTGCTCCCTGTTAGTTATAAAAGTATATGCGAATGATGTTGTCCAGGCGGATCAGAATAGTTTGCACACCGCAGCGGGTGCTGTTTCTTATTCAAACTGCCTGGATAGCGGAAAGTGTTTATGGGTAAAGTAGTAGATATAAAAAATATAAATACAGATCTAGCTAGTCTTAGATCTAATGGTGGTATGTGGCAGATTGATAATGGGAAATTTGCAATCAAACATTTTGAAATAGAAAAACTAGCAGATAAATATCAAATCGAAGTAGAACCATTTTTACAAAGTTGTAACTTAGAAAAAGGATGTGTTGTAGTTAAAGCTGTAGCTATCTTTAAAGGTAAAAAATATATTACATTTGGAGAGGTATCCCCTCTTAACAATGATTATATGTATCCAGTAGCTGTTGCAGAAAAGAGAGCAGCTGACAGAGCAATCCTAAAAGCGCTTGGGATTCATGGTCAAGTGTATTCCAATGAAGAGCTGCCAAATTTAAAAAACAATAACAATGAAAATGTTGGATTAGATCTTAATAAAAAATCTATTATTTTAGAAAGAATTAAAAATATTGCATCACAAGCAAACTTGGATCAGCTCGCAAGTCAAAACAAAAAATATTTAACTGAGCTTAAAACAAAAGATTCTAAAAAGTTTGATGAAATCGTCAAAGCTTTTAAGGATAGAAAACAGCAATTAATAGGAGGATAATTTTATGGCTGACTTTCAAAAACCAAAGGATCCTAATTGGATCTGTACCTTTTCAATGAAAAGGAATGCTGACAAAACGGCTGGAGATAATAAACCAGACTTAGTGTTAGTGGATAGTGATAAGACAAACCAAAAGACAGGTAAACCTTATAGAAAGAATTTTACTATAGATGGAACCTGGATGGAGGCATCTTGTTATATCCAAGAAAACAAAGATCTAAAAATTACTATCAAAAAGACAGGCAGTAAACCTGCGTCTGATGATGGATTTGCAGATCAATTTTAGAGTGGGAAATGTCTAAGAAATTTGGATTAACAAAAAAACAAAATGTAGTTTACTTGTTTATCAAGAAACAAATTTCTAAGAATAATATAGCGCCATCTTATGATGAAATTAAGTTGGCGCTTAATCTCAAATCTAAAAATAGTGTTCATGAATACGTTAAACAATTAATAGCAAGAGGATGGATAAAAAATTTAAACGGCAAAGCAAGAAGTTTACAAATAATAAAATGACAATGAGTCAAGATTTTAAACCAGTGATATACCAAAGCTTACAAGAGCAAGTCGATGGAGATCATTATAAAAATATGAAGATCCAACCTGCAGAATTTATCAACGAAAACGATTTGCCTTTTGCAGAGGGAAACGCTATAAAATATATCTGCAGACATAAAAAAAAAGGCAAAATAAAAGACATCAATAAAGCCATTCACTACTTACAAATGATTAAAGAAAGAGATTATCCCAATGGGTAAACTATTTGAAAAATTCTGGTCTGGTTCCGTAAGCTTTACAGCTCATGAGAATTTTAAAGATCTGGATAGCGCGGTCCAAGCAAGTGTGCCAAGTACCGCTGCTAAAATAATCATAGAGGATAAAACAATCAGCTATGAATTTAATCGCATAAAGGAGGTAAAGACCGATGGCGATAACACACTACGAACACCTGGAACAAAAGATCCAGGAAAAGGAAAAAGAGAGAAAGTCTCTGAACGCAAAGATTCTGAGACTAAAGAAAAAAAATGACGGGATCTACCCGCCAGGTATAGCAGCTCTCTCTAAAACGGCTCACACAAAACTTGTTGATGTGATCCAGCTGCAAGACCAGCTAGTTAAATTACAAGCTTAATTACTAGCCTTTTATTACCACGTTAAATTGCTGCTTTAGCAGAGGATTCCCCTACGCCTTTTTTAGTTTGCCTTATTGTCAATTAATTACTGATATGGCATTGACATATTGACAATCATACCTATATTAGAAATGTATGGTTCACAAAAAAATTACTAATCAAAACATCGGAGGGAAAATGACTAAGAAACTAAGTCAAGCTGCTCAAGTTGCTAAGCTTTTAAAAAACAAAGCTAAGGATCTTGGCATGAAAGTCACAGCAACATCTCAATACTTTTCTATGGGTAATTCAGTAAATGTTAAAGTTCTTACTGGAACAGATGATGCTCTTAAAACTTTAAAAGATTACGCTATCAAACATGAGGCAGGTACTTTTGATGGCATGAATGACATTTATAATTACGACAATGTTAGAGATGACATCGCACAAACTAAATACTTATTCGTTGATGACCAAAGAGCGCAATACATCATGAATACTTTCAAAGGAGATAAGTATGAAGATTTAACTTTCAAAGTAAACGGAGAAAAAGTTAGATCTTGGTATCAGTTTGTAAATAAACTTAAAGAAGTTTGTAATAAAAATGATGGTTGGCAGCATGCTTTACAAGCCATGATCCAAGAAAATTTCAAATTTCCATTTGGTAAAGATGGATATTTATTTGAAGTAGAAAATAAACTTAACCAGGAGGCTGCTTAATGTACGACACTAAATTTTCTAAAAAAGGTAAAGGTAAATTATTAACTTTTATTTTTGATAACGAGAAGTTTCAAATGACAGATACTGTCAACGAGCATGGTTGCCCAGATAAAGCGATGTGTGCTGCTAATGATTACTTCTTTCTTCCAGAGGGTGCTTGGTTTGGTCCACGAGATGGATCTAAAAAAGATACCTGGGTTTGGCAAAAAGGAAATTTCTTTGATTAACAATAATAACAATAAAGGAGGCTGTATGATAATTAAATACGAAACCAAAAGCAATTTTGGATACCAACAATCAAAAGAATACAAAGTACCTAAGATTTCTAACAAAACTGAAAAAGGTAAATGGTTAAATGGTTTTGTTAAAAAGTTTTTTGTTGCTGGGAATCACAATTATAAATTTTCTACTGCAAAAAATTATATCCACTTACAGACTACTCACTTCAATATAAATAATACTAAGTATGCTCTTGTTAATTTTTTCAAAAATATAAAAAAATTAAAGCAGCATCATTTTGAGAACCAGGTGTTTAGTTCTTATTTAGTTTATCAACAAACCAAGGAGGCTGCTTAATGACTAAAGATTGGTTCGATAAACATGTTGTCGTTATGACTTTAGACGATGACAAGAAGAAAGAAAAAGCAATTAAATCTGCTTTAAAAAAACAATTAGTTAAAAAATTTACTAAATCAAAAAAGAAAAAGGAGGCTGCGTAATGT